GCGTACATCATCCCGAGTTTCATATCCTCCTGGAGGACCACGTCGCGGCCACACGCCTTGGCGTAGTGTGCGGCCAGGACGGTTGCTGATTCCATGACGGGCCTGAAGATGTCAAGAGCCGAATTGAGAATGGCCGAGGTGTCGAGTCCTCCTTCGCCTGTCCGGGGAGTCAAAGAATCCATTGACTCTTCTGGAATTTTAAACTAAAATTTGGAAAGAGAATAGTCGCGACTCTCCTCAGTTACTGAAAATTGGAAAACAAAATAGTCGCTGACCCGTTTGCAACCTGAAGGAAATTGTAGTTCATAGCATAGACTCGGATGGCTCTAGCTGATACACTTGGGTTCAAATTCAATTTCAAAATTTGATTCTGAATTCGAGACATGTTGACGCCCCCCGAAGGTCTTATTGACTCTGGATCGAGGCTGAAAGAGTACATGTAGAAGTAGTACGAAGGAACTCGGGTGTGAAATTCCAGACCCTGAATGACCCTGAGGAACAGTGGCGTACCAACATCGGTCGATATGCGTTCCGTGGAGTTGAAGAAGAGCTCGAGGCTGGTAATTTGTTCGATATTTGACAAGTTATTTGCCAAAAAGTCGTACCCGAGGGCGGTGTCGTTTTGAATGACGAAAAAGAGCTCCTTGACAATGTTTGAGAATCCCAGGTTGCAGCGGACGGTCTGGGGGAGTGGCGGGGAGAGGGCTGGTACTGCAAACTCCGCCAACTGGATCTGTTCCACGATGTGGGTTTGAGGGGTTCGGCGTATATATTCAATCTCCTTCTGGCCCAGGTACGTGTACTCCACGTGGAGATAGGACCTGATGGGGTCTGCTATATCTATAGGAGGGATAGTGAATGTGCGGGACGGGTTTGTGATGATCCGGAAGGTCACGGGCTCCTTGAAGGCGCACAAGGGGATCCCCTTTTGGAGAAGTGAAAAGGGAAGAGGCAATGTGTAATTGGTCGCTGCAACCTGCGTCCCCTTGCCAATGAGGTTCTTGAGAGTCGGTTGTTTCCCTTGTGGAACTTCTATATCGTACTTCATGGCAATAAACTCGCCATAAATTCTTTCAATCAAGGTGGAGCCTATGTATAGTTCAACGTGCTGTATGAGAAGGGAGCAGACGGACTCTTCAACCACAACAGACGTTAAACTCGTGGGAAAGAAAACTTTGAGGTACATTTTCGTTATGAGATCACCGGAGCGCGGGAGTTCTATGAAATTCTCACCATCGAGGACGAGAGCGTCATTGTCAAACTGAATCTTATCGATACGCGAGGCGAATAGGCTAGAGCCTTCGTATTTTTCTTTAAAATACGTAACCTGTGGATCCACACTCAGTGCAATGTCCTCCTGACCTAAAAAGGCTAAACTGGCACGGGAGGCCATCTCTACTTCTAATAAAGGAAAACATTGTTTTCCGTCGGCGCGATACGCGCCTCCTCGAAGAACTTATTTACGCGCCACCGGCGCTCTTCCTGTGAGGTCCTGTGAGGTTCATAAATCTTTATAAAGTTCCATGTAATGAATTTCTATAAAGATTTATGAATCTTGTAAAGATTCCCTACGGTCGGTCACAAGTCCTACGGACTTGGTCTCATTTCAAGTGTTGAACATCAGCCCCCCGAGCCCGTCAGCAATTCGTAGAATGTTGTAATTTACAGCCAATATTCTAAAATCTTTGGTGGGCAGGTAGGCTTGTCCGCCGCAGTTCAGCGTCAAAAGAACCTGCTTGATTCGACTGAAATTAATCTGACCACGTGGTTTTGGAGAATTTGGGTTGTCGGTAAACGAGTACATGAAAAAGTCACGCTGAGGGAAGTTTGTATAGTGATTGAACGGCTCTATATCTGCGGTATAGAGTGCGTCGGTCGTGTCGGTCGTGAAAACCTCTTGACCGTTGAAGCTGAGTCCGAAGCTCACAACTGCATTGTTCGAGTAGTCGTATGGTTCCTGAATTGTGGGTTGAATCACGAAAAACAGCTCCCGAACAGGATTCTTAAAGTCCAAATTGAACACGGCATTCTGAAAACCAGCCAAGAGGCCTATTGATTGGTATTGACACTGCGTAATCATGTAATCCAGACGCGCCTGTTGGAACCAGCGAATCTCGGGATCCGAGAGGTACACATAGTCGACGATGATGGTGGCCCCCAGAGTCGGATTGGTCACCGCAACCGATGTCAACTCGTTAAAGTTCCTGAAGGTGACGTGCACCTCCACGTCGTGTCTGCTGAGCGCCACGAGCGGCAAGTAGAGCGACGGATTTCCGTAGAAATAAAAGGGCAAATTCACGAAATATGTTCGCCCGGGAGGGTTTATGGTGGTGCCTGTATCGTTCTTGCCCGTGAGAACCTGAAGACCTGGTTGATTTTCAAACGGAATATGGAGATCGTTCCACAACTCGATAAACTCGCCAGTCAGGGACTGGACCGTTTGACCTCCAATCTTGAGGTCGGCCGTCTTGATCGCCCACGTCCCCACCGAATCGTAATATGCATACGTCTGGGTCGACGCCTGTATAAACGAAGTTGTGATGGGATACACGGAAATGAATGTATTTGAAAATATGTTTGGAGCGGCCGTAGATCCATAAACGGTTACAGACACGGGGTACGTTGTCGATAAATTGTAGACGATGAGAGGAACCTGAAAGGTGTAAGGGGGCAGGAGACCGACGCCAACCTGGTACGTCCTCGAGCCGAACGTGATGCTGGTGACTGGATCGGCTGTGCAGATGGCGCCGGTGAGCATGTACGTTCCTGTATTGCTAAACTGGAAACCTGCCTGTGTAAATGATATGAGGTTGGAGGCGCCGTTGGATGTGAAATTTTCAGTAAAATCAAAAGGACTCGTGAGGGTCGTGACGTTTGATTGAAAGGTGAGACCGTTATCGGGTAAAACGACGGTGTCTGGTACTGCTCCGGTGGAAACGCCAATACGATTCACGACGAAATAGCTATTTGCAAGGATCGTGGTTGTGCTTGTCGTCGCTATGTTTATGGTATAGTTGCGAGTCGGGTAGAAAACTATGACGGGCAGCGTGAATGCAAAGGTAGGGTCGCGACCCTGGGCGGACATGTCATATAGGTACTCGAGATTGGAGCCCTCCAATATGGAAACATTGGACACGTAGCCGCTATCCAGAGACAAGACGCCCGTCACCAGGTACTCGCCTTTATTTGCGAAATTTATTATGGAATTGGGGGAGAGAGTAACAGAGATGTTGCTGGGGCTCGAGACGTTACTGTACAGCTGAAGACGACACGGGTTTGCGTCCATGACGATATCTGTGGTGATTCTGTAAATGTCATCGACTTGATAGATGGAGATGTACGAATCGTCTTGAATTTGACTGCCTGTGCTCGTAACGTAAAAGTAATAGGTATTTGCAGTGTTGGTGATGTTTACGGGGATGACGACGGGCATGGAGGGATCGGGAGACACGCGAAACGTGTACGTGTATTCAAAGTTTGGATTGATGGGCCCTCCGCCCTCGATGGCTTCTGTTGTGCTCGACCCATAACTAAAGGTGGCCATAGAACCGGCTCCCAACTCGAACCCCGCATTCAGAGAGTAAAATCCAGCAGTCGTGAACTCTAAGCGACCGCCGGTCGTTATTTTAAATTTAGAGGACTGATCTACTACCGTCCAATATGCACCATTTGCAGATATTTCATTGAAATTCAAAAACTGTTGACCAGATATGTTATAGGGTTGATTAAGGTACGCGAAGAATCCCGTTTTGGTATCTGCGGCGAGAGCGCCTATAGACTGGACCCACCCCGCCTGTTCAAGGGTAAAGTCGCCCACCCTGGTTACGGTCGATATGAAATTTGCAGAGACATTGGACGGAGAAATTGAATTTGCCTGTAAATTAGAGGTGCTGTTGACGGTGTAAATGAGATTACCACTCACGGGGTTTATGCTCGTGTACGCCTTGGGGTCGAGACCAAAAAACACACCAGAGGCGAGGGGGGCGGTGGAATTTTCCACTTCGATGGATGCGCAATTACTAAAAATGAATTTATTAAAGGCGTAGTTGTAATCTATGAAGGGCGAGAAGGAAGTGAACCACTGAGGAGCATTGTTTGTAGAATAGGAGGGGACCAAGAGGGTCGAGGTAATGGTCGTACTCGCACCACCGGTAGACGGGGTTATGAATCGGATGTGTGGGTTGTTCGTGACGGGGGCAGGGGGGGTTGGCCAGGTCCAATCGGCGCCGGGATTATTGAGAGCCGGTAGGGTCAACTTTAAAGTAAGGCCGCGGACGAGGTCTCCTTTTGCAGGGATTCGGCAAATGTTATTTTGGCCGTAGCCGACTTGTTGATCCAGAAAGGGGATGTCATAGGCTTCGAGGACAAAGGGGGTGTGACGGCGATACATTCCTGAAAAGTAAGTCACTTGTGGTTGTCCTGTGAGATATGCATCCTGTTGACCGATGGCCGCCAATTGGATGTAACCGGCGGACATTCCTAATAAGTTCGCAGAACTTATTTACGCCCGAAGGGCGCCCCCACAACCTACATGAATCTTTATTTCATGGATGAAATAAAGATTCATGACACCTCCAGGACCCGTAGGGATCACGAGGGGGAGTCGCTGCGCGACTCTCTCGGTCTCGGTCTCGGTCTTAGTCCGCGGCGCTACGCGATAAATAAGTCCTGCGGCCTTACCAGATATGACGCTTCAGCTCAGAAAGTTCGATCCGTCCAAGATGGCGGACGACAAAGTTTGCGTCTTTATAGGAAAGCGTGGCACAGGCAAGAGTACCCTTGTGACGGACATTCTCTGGCACAAAAAGAATATCCCAGC